ACCTGGTTGAGGTATATCAGCTCTAGCAGTTGGGCCTTGTGGAGCCCTATGAGTTGGACCTTGTTGAGGCACAAATCCAAACCTTGGATCTATTCGTGCACCTCTACCTCCAGCAGGGTCATGAGCCCCTGGAGCTGCTCTAGCCCTTTGAGCCTCAGCAGCCCTTTGAGCCTCAGCGACCCTTTGAGCCTCAGCAGCTCTTTGAGCCCTTTGAGCCTCAGCGGCCCTTTGAGCCTCAGCAGCTCTAGCCCTCGCAGCATTTGCAGCAGTTGGTCCACCACGCGCAGCACTAGGGGCCCTAGGAGCAGTTGGTCCACCACGAGCAGCACTAGGGCCTCTAGGAGGTGCAGCCCTAGGGCCACCCTGTCCTTGTAAATAAAGGTCTCTATCTGCATTATATTTTAATCTTGTTTGTTCGTCCTCTAGTACCTCCCATGCTCCAGAAATTATTTTAAATTTTTCTGCATTACCTCCTTTATCTGGATGATATTTTAAAGCTAATTTACGATATGCTTTTTTTATTTCTTCTGCAGTAGCAGTTCTGGTTACACCTAGATTTGCATATAAATCTCTTTCTTCAGTTCCAAGTGCGCCTTGCTGGGCCATTCTATTCTACCTCTTATTTTATGCAAATGGATTGCTACCAGCCTTTGTCTTAATAAATTTCTGAGCCAAGTTCTGAATTTCCTTCTGTGTATCCGGAATACTGGAAAATAGAGTATGTAAGAATAAATAACGCTCAGCATCATCTTCAAATGCAAAGTAATATTCGGTAACTAGTCTAATACCGAGCTCATTAAATATACGCTCCTTCTCGCTCTTAATATACGCACCTTGTTCAGAATGTTGAGTGAGGTATGATTCTAATTCAGTGAGATTCCCTGCTTGTAAATACTTTGAAATACGCATGGATTCTTCTGCACCAAGAGAAATCTTGAGAAGTTGGTTGAAGATATGCTTATTATTAGGTAATGCGCGTAAATAATATTGATATAGAGTATTTATTCTTCCTGATGCCTCACTAGTTGCCAGCTGATTTTCAATAAGTTCATATTGATAGTCTGAATACATGGAGCCTTGTGATATCTTTGGTATATGATTGTTCAATTTTATAGAGCGATTTTTCATAGTTTTTCCAGACTTTCCAAATTGTCCAGAATTTATTAGATTTCTATTGTTTCTTGCAGTCCCATTTATACGATTAGATATATTTACTAAATATTTAATATAATATTGTGTGAAGGTTTCGAGAAAATTACCTTCTGTTTTCGGTTCAAGAGAAAGCTGGGATTTTAATGAGTTCAGGAGTTTCTTTTCAGAATATATGCGTTTCACGCTTATTGACTTATGGGTGATTGTCGAATGAAGATTTTTATTATTTCGAATTACATTCATTAGTGGACCCAAGGTTCCTGAGCCACCTTGTTGTAAGGCAGCAAGCTGGTGTTCGAGTCCGAGTATTTCTCCTATTAATCCAGTCCTTTCATCTGCTAATTGCTGTTTTGCATTTCTTTCAGCAGGATCAGGCATTCCCTTTAATACCTCTAATCTAGCAGTCAACCGTGCAAATTGCTCTCTTATAATTATGTTTTTAAGTCTTTTTATATCAGAATTAATTTGGTATAATTCACCTATTAACTGTCCTTTTCTATCTGCTGTATTTTGATTCCTTACACCTCCTTGATCTAAAGCAGCAAGTTCAGCTTCATTTTGCTCTTTTAATCCAATCATATCTCGAAGTTGTCTATCTTTATCAATTCCATTCATATATCTCCGTTGAAAGGCATCACCTTCTTCTGCAGAGCCAGCAGCTGCTCCAGCTGCTCCAGCTGCTCCAGCTGCTCCAGCTGCTCCAGCTGCTGCTGCTGCTCTAGCAGCTTGGCCAGCTACATATTCTGCTTCCTGTTGTGCAACATATGCGGCAGCATTTCTAGCATGTCTTCCCTCATCCTCTTCATGAAGATGAAGAGTTCTATTAGCCCATCTATATAATGGAATTCCTCTTCTTTTATAATCAGCAACTTCAGCATCGGTAAGAGGTCTATTTGCAGCGGCAGCAGCTCTAGGCGCAGGCGCAGGTGCAGCTGCTGCAGCGGCAGCCTCTTCTGCAGCTCTTTTTGCACCAGCAGCTGCGCTTCGTGCATTAGCAGCAGCCTGTCGCTCTTCTTGTGTTTGAGGTCTAGCAGCAGCGGCAGCAGCTGCTGGTGCACCTTGACCTGCAGCTTCTTCCCTTGCACCAAATGTTCTCCTTAAATACTCTTGTTCTTCCCCTCTCTGTCTAGCTGCAGCCCCTGCTGCAGCTCGTGCATTAGCATCAGCCTGACGCTGAGCTTGGGCTGCTGCGCCGCCCCCACCTCCAAAATGGGCTTGTGCAAATGGCTGTTGTCCAGCTTGAACTGGATTTACTCTAGGTCCTGCAGCAGGAGCAGCAGCAGGAGCAGCAGCAGGAGCAGCAGCTGCTGCAGCCTGAGGTAACGGGGGAACAATACCAAGGTCAGCTAAATTTTGAATAGTTTGTAATGGCGCAGTTTGAAAATAAGCGTTTGCTTCTTGAAGCACATTATTATATACTAACTTGGTATATTGACCTGATGCATTAAATGTATTAAAATATACTTTTAAATCTCTATATGACTTTATGATTAAAAATGCAAATATTTTCATATTTTCATCCAATTGCACTTGAGATATTGGAGAACCTGGATGCCCATATGCCATAACTACTCGGTTGTTAGCTTGAGCAGTATCTAGAGGTTGTTGACCATCTATATTTATAGTATCATAGGCTTTATTTAAACACCTTATTGCATAATATTGAGCACCATTCACATTAAGCATGGTTCCATTGGCGGCTGTTGGCATAAATTCATTATTTAATGTTCTGAAATATGTTACAACTGTATAATCAAATGGCCTTAATTTAGGATGAAAATTTATAAATAATAGTCCCAATTTTTGTATGATATCTTCATATCTAGAGAGTATTCTGTCTCCATTTCGAGCATATCCAACTAAATATTGTCTATCCTTTTCGGCTTGAGGTATATTCCTGATTGAATGATACAATGTTTTACCTATTCCATATAAATCCGCAGTAAGACCCATTGTCAAGCATTTTGCATCATTAATATCTCGGCTTAGGTAATCATCATATACAGTTTCTAACATGGGTCGACTACTTTGACGAACTGACCAGAAATTTTCAGCCCCAGCGGGTACATATGCTGCTGTTCTAAAACGATCAATATATGCAGCCCTTGAATAATTATTTCTCTGTGGACCAGTCCAATATTCTGGAGGCCATGGAAAATACGGGTCTGGTCTATTTCTTACCAACCACGGGACACGTCCCTTTCTAAATTGATTAGTTAATCCTAAATCAATAATTGCCGCTTTACCAGATGCTCCATCCCAGAGAATATTGTCCATTTTCATATCACCATGAACTGCAGTTGTATGAAAAAAAATAAAGGTTTCAAATATATTCATGAATGCACCAAATGTGAGGCCGCCGTGACCTTGACCGGAACCACCTTGGCCTGCCCCCCATAAATTTTTTCCTAGGTATGGCATTTTAACTACCGGAAAATTGTAGTTGGCATCATGAATACATCCACGATAATATTCTGGATAGTTTACTCCACGGATTCTTAGATTTCTAACAGTCGTTGGATTACCAATTCCGATAATGCTTGTTAATCTAGCATATGTTGGTGCTGCGCGGGTTCCCTTTATATATATAGTAAATAATGCATTATGCATATATTCTTCATCAACATATCCCTGATTTGCATTAAAAAATTTAGTGATTACATTCGGTTCATTTTCATTTTGGGAAAAATTTCCAAAAATTATTCCATACCCCCCTGCGGCTATACATATTATTTGTGGAAAAGCAGCCATACTATAGTATATTTAGGAATAATGCCGGTGTATATTATTCTTTAGTATAATTATACACTATCTTCTATAAATTACAAAATTGCAGATACTATCCGCACTTTTGTAATTTTGTAAAATTCCACTGGGTGGATTGCAACTTTTTAATTGGAGTATGCTAAACCGCCCATGCCGCTCATGATACGGAGCACGTTGTAGTTGGTGGCATACACACGCACCGTGGCACTGGTGGCAGTGCCCACGGCGTTGTTGGACACCGTTAGCAGGAGGGTGGTGTTGTCAATGCGAGATAAGTTGCAAGTGCCGCTGGGCTGGTGCTGCTCGGGCTGGAGGGCGAAGGAGTAGACGTTGATACCGACGGCAGGCACGTTGGTGTGGTGCTGGTAGGGCTGCACCTCGTTGAAGTAGCGTCCCTCGCGCACCTGGAAACGGTCGTGGCCGTTGAGCTGCAGGAGGGCAGTCACGGTGGGGTTGTTGCCGGCAAGGCCCTCCACGCGAGTCATGGAGTAGCCAGACTCTAGCACGGCACGGTCCCACCAATCGGAGTAGTTGAAGGGCTGCTGGCCCTTCCAGGGGTTGATTACATTGTCATCGCAGCTCACGAAGGAATCGCGCTGCACCACCCAGATGAGCTCCTTGCAAGGGTGGTTGAAGTTCAGCTTCAGCTTGTTAGAGCTGGAGGTGATAGACTCACCACCAGTGAACTGAAGGGTCTCAATCAGATACTCGTGGCTCACCTGGGCGAACTTGCGGCGCTCGTCCGTGTCCAGGTAGATGTAGTCCACGTAGAGGGAGGCAGCCACTAGGCCAGCGGCGGCAACGCGGTCGCGGATGGTGTGGGTATTGCCTAGCACAGGGGTCTGGTCGAAGCACAGGTTGCGGATGTCGTTGAACTCCAGGTTGATGCGGACCTCGTGGTACTGGAGGGCAATCAGAGGCAGAGCAAGGCCAGGGTTGCGATTGAACCAGAACTGAAGAGGAATGTATAGGGTGTATTCGGGGGAGCACATGAGGAACTCGTTGGAGCTGTTGGGCTCACCACCAGCGCAATAGTTGTCGCAGTCCTCACCACCCTGCACTAGCAGATTCACTAGCTGGGGCACGTTACCCACCATCTTGGCATAGCCAGCCTGCTTGCCAGCCTCCTGGGTTAGCTCATTCCAAATCTGGAGCCAGTCACCATAGTGCTTGTCGATACGCTGGCCACCAATCTCAAGCTCCACGTTCTTCACTAAGTTGTGACCCACCCAGTTGAGCCAGCGGAACTGGGCACCAGAGCCGTCAGTGCTTAGTAGGGTCACCTTGGGCAGAGTGGCCTGTAGGTAGATGCGGTAGATTAAGTCACCATTACGCTGGATGGTGCAAGTCACCTTACGGCCAAAGCCAGGAGAACCGTTGAAAGGGTTCTCAATGGACTCCATGGCGAAGTTGGTGTGGCGACGGTATACCACCTTGAAGAAGGTAATCTGGGGATTACCGGTTAAATAGACGTCCTGAGCACCATAGGCTACAAGTTGCATCAATCCTCCGCCAGTCATGTTGTTATACCTGTCACAGAGAAAAAAATTTTGGCAGAATGAGTTTTTCGGCGAAAAATGGAAATCTGCCGGAAGACATTTTTCCTAATACACCTTTTTCTCAACTTTTAGCTTCTTGTCATTGTAAATCCAGATTTCATAGCGATATCCAGCTTTCACGGTTGCCTGAGCTTTTTCTTCAATATTTGCTCTTGATAGCTTTATAGTCTACTTAGACTTTACTTCAATTATCTTGAAATAAGGTGCAACCGTAACTATATATCTAACTGCCTTAACGCATGATGACCTGGGTTAAAGAGCCAAACTAGCATTTCCTTAGTATATGAACGACCCCTTCTTTAAGATTAGGCCTTCAAAGCGGTCTAATCCAGAAGCCAGGACGACTCTAGATACTGTTCATCAACATTATCTAAGTAAGATTAAGGACTCTACTGAGCATGTGCATATGCTAAAAAATAAACAGGCGGCTCTAACCGGTGAATATAAGAAAGAGCATAGTGATATTGAGCGATATCAGATTGAGCAGGAGCTAAAGGAAACAAGAGTGAAACTGGAGTCTATTGATGAGAAGGGTGCAGTGTTTGATTATTATTTACAAACTGGTGACCTCCTCTTTCAGTATTATGATATTCAGGACCGAATTAACCGTGGAGCTGATAATATTATATCGGTAGCAGATAGGGCCCGCCCTGGAAGTGTCTTTGAAGCCCTTGAAAATGCATCAAGACAGGATATCAGTGGTGCAAGGGTTCAAGTATCTCATAGGGAGCATGGTGGTGATAATTTACGTCGTGACGCCTTATTAGACCAGTATTTGCAAAGAATGGACCCACATTATTCTAGGCCATCTATGCACGCCTTAAATGACACATCATTCATGTGTGATGCATGTGGAGAAGATATGAAGATATCGATTAATGATGCTACCGTTTCTTGCCCACATTGTGGATTTCATAAGCTCATTTTGATGGACTCAGATAAGCCAAGTTACAAGGACCCGCCGCGTGAAGTATCTTATTATGCCTATAAGCGTATTAATCACTTTAATGAGTGGCTGGCACAATTCCAGGCAAAGGAAAGCACGGAAATTCCAGAGGAAGTCTTTGAAAATATTCAGGCACAGATTAAGAAAGAGCGCCTACAGGCGTCATCCTTGAATCGTAGTAAGATACGTGAAATTCTGAAGAAGCTCAAGTATAATTCTTTCTATGAACATGTTCCTCATATTCTCAGTAGACTCAATGGTCATACTGCACCAGTTATGGGTAGGGAGACTGAAGAGAAGTTGCGTTACTTATTTAAGGAAATCCAGCCATCTTTTCAGAATCATTGTCCTGCGGAGCGATCTAATTTTCTGTCCTATTCCTATGTTCTCTATAAGTTATGTGAACTCTTAGAGCTTGATGATTTTTTGCATTGCTTTCCTCTATTAAAAAATCGTGATAAACTTTATGCACAGGATAAGATTTGGGAAAAGATTTGCAAGGATTTACAATGGGAATTCATCAGGTCAATTTAACGAGCTAGCTTTTTCACCGTCAAGTCAAGGACAAACATTAAGAAAAGACCGGTCATGATAAATGAAAGCATTTCAAGCTGTGGATTTGCACCATCTGCCCTATTCTCTAAATCATCTAAGCGTGCCATTAGCGTGTCTATTTTTGAACGCATTGCTAACATATCCTGGCTCGAAAGACCTTCAAAGTGTGACTTTGATTCATTGGTGAATGAAGTATCTATACGGTCTGCTGACATGGGTTTCCAGCGTTGCCGGAGCTCAGGAGTAGGCACCATTTTTCCTGCAGATTTTCCAAACCCAGTTTCTTCAAACGATTTTGTAAAATCTGCATCAAGCATATACCCCCCCTTATTGCGCATACTACCATTATAAATAGCCATGGTATCTTCATTTGGATTTGAGAATGGCTCTGCACCAAAGAAACTGGGTGTTGGTGTTGCTTGATTTCCCATTGACCGTGGTGAAGGGAGTGAATTATCAACAGTTGTTCGTTTCATAAATTTGCTACTTTCATCTAAAAGTTCATCATCGTCATTGCTGGGCATTGTGTTTATTGCTGGAATTTCTAGCATTCGTTTTACAGCCGGACGGTCTGGATCAGTTGGAGGTAGTTCATATGCTTGAAAGCCCTCCTTTTTCTTATGACGCCGTTTTTCTTTGGATTTCTCCACCTGTGGAAATGCATCCTCTATAGAGGCGAACTCCATCTAAGTTCAACCTATGTCTTTTTATCTGATTAAAACTTTGTTCTTCTAACAGAATGGTTCTAAGTGAAGGATCGCCAAAGGCCAAAAGCGAAGCTTCATCGCCAAAGGCTAAAAGCGAGGCTTCATCGCCAAAGGCTAAAAGCGAGGCTTCATCGCCAAAGGCCAATAATCCTGCAAATAGCAATACTGATATTGATTTTAGCATGATGTCCTGGATAACAAATACACATTCTGTTTTACATTCACCTCTAGGAATTCTATCGGTTGTAGGCCTAGTTGTAATAGGCTCCTTTGTCGAAATTGCCCCCCGGAAGTCTCTAGAATTTCTCGATAATGCACTTGGTAGAGCACTTTTCTTTATACTTCCTTTTATCATTGCAGTTTTAATTGATTGGCCAACTGGACTATTAGCAGCCACTGTTTCACTCATTATATTTGCACGTTTACAAAAACATGATTCATCTGAAGGGTATTCAGATCTTACCGAAGATAGTAATAATTCTACAACTCTAATTTCAAGTCCACATAGATGGTTTATTGAGAGAATTTTAGGAGAGAGTCCAATTGCAATTTCATCTGATAAAGTGATAACGACAAATCCAAAGAATAATGATATTCGATCTTCTTCATCTTCTATGGACAAGAATTCAAGCCCTTTTGATAGTTCATCTTCTATGGAAGGAAATTCAACGTCCTTTGATAGTTCTTCTAATAAGTAGGCTTCGCTAATGCTTTGCTAAAGGCTTTGCTAAAGGCTTCTTCTATAAATAGAAACATCACCATAAAGTAAGATGGATGAGATAGTAAATTTCAATGATATTCCTAGTGTATTAAATGCAAGTTTGCGCATGATTACCCTCCTATCATTATTAGCATGGAATGTATTTGAAAGTCTATCTCTCCGGACATTATACCCACTAACAATGGTTGCACAATGGGAATCTCCTATATGGCGAATGATACTTTTATTAATTGTATGGCTTGGGGCAGAATGGTGTGAATCTATTGGCTTAATGTCAGGAATCGCAGTATCATTGTATATTGCAAATATGATACAGATGGCATAAATTATAAAAATATATTGATAAAAGAAGTTAGATGAGTTTCTCTGGTCCACCGCCAGCAGTGGCTCCACCTAGTGGGCCCTTTGAAGCAACAATGACAAAAATAGCATCATCTCCATATGCCCTTGCAACTGCAATGTTTGCACTTAATATAGGTGGAAGATTTCTCCCCCTTGAAGTTACAAAGGAGCAAGAAAAATTCTTAAATCAGCCCTGGTTCAGACGTGTAATTATTTTTATGATATTTTTCCTAGCTACAAGAAATATAATTACTGCGGCATGGCTTTCATTGATTGTAATTCTTTGTGTTGGATACTTATTAAATGAAAATAGTAGTCTGTGTATTTTTGGAAAGGGTGGTTTAGCCAATGCAACATGTAAGACAAAAGTCAAAGAGCCCGCTCTTTCACTTACACCCGAAGAAACCGCCATTTTGAAATCATTACAAGATAAGGCCTCTAAGATATCATCATCTGATAAACCTGCCGAAGTAAATAGTACATTTGGCATGAAAACACGTGACCAATATAACAAGGTTATGCAAGGATTATGGGGACAATAAGTAGATGTTCTCCTTAGCATGGCGAACGATATTTAGAGAAAATTCAATTATAATAGGAATTATTGTTCTTATTATAATTTTAGTCTATATATGGAATTATTCCGGCCTACTAGAGCAGAATGCTTTAGTAATTGTCGAGCCAAGGAAGCATTCTATGTTAAAGTATGTCTGTGAGAATTTTGATAAACATACGTGTAAGACCTGGGACCTCTATGTATTTCATGGTAAATCTGGGAATGAATATGCAAGGGAAGCAACTGCTAATATAAAAGGGCGCAAGGTCATCTTAATTCCTCTTCACACAGACAATCTAGATGCTGATGGGTATAATATCTTATTTAAGAGTTTAGATTTCTGGAATCAAGTGAAGGCTGAGAATATCCTAGTGTTTCAAACAGATGCGGTTATATGCTCTGCTTCTGAATTTAAAATACGCGACTTTATGAAGTATGATTATATTGGATGTGGCTCGTATGCTGGTGCAATTGGAAATAAAAAGGAGGTTTGGGCTAAAGAGTATTCTAAGGGTAATTCATTTTATGGAATTGGTGGCTTGAGTTTTAGAAAGAATTCCTTTCAGAAACAATGCATTAGAAAGTATCCTAATATAGCTGCAGACTATCCTGAGGATGTCTTTTTTTCGAATTGTGTTGAGCAGTCCGCGAATAAGCCTGAGTCAGCAGAAGTTCTAGCAAATTTCTGCACACAGGATTCATTTTCCAAGAGAAGTTTTGGTGCTCATAAAACATGGGTTATGAAAAATCCAGAGGAGTTTTTTGATTTTTGTCCTGCAGCTCGGGCAATTAAGAAAGACTAAGCTTTTTTAAAAAAGCTAGCAAAAACTTAGAAAGCTAACCTAAAATCCAATAAATCGCAGTATCTTTCCACATAGATTTTGCTCTTGCTCAATCTTATATTTCTCATAGAGACTCTCACTAATTTTTTCCACGTAATCACGAGTAATATTACTTTCTCGTTTTATGATAGCCTTAATTTCATCCATATGTTTCTCTTGAATATTTTCTAGGGCCCTATGTTTCTCATCAATCACTTGTTGCATATGGTTCTGTATAGATTGAATCATACCCTTGACATCGCGCTTCTTATAGACGGGCTCAGTAATCATCTTATAATTACTGGCATTCAGCCTGTAAATAATAACACCAGAACGATTCATGATATTCAGTGGAACGCCCTTGTTAATTACCTCGACCACTAGAATATCTGCTGGAGGACTATTATCAGGTAAATCTTGAACAGGAAATGTATGAATTTTCATCTTTATCTTACAGGGGTCAATTGGTCCACCATCCTTGCAGGTGAAAGTTCCATAACATGAATCAATCCACAGATTAAATTTATCTAGGAAATCTGGAGTTAGATTTTCACCCCCTGCAATTGTGCCGTCATCGAGGACACCCATGATTAGATATCCTCCTGCACCATTAAGAAAGGCATGAATGGTTTCCTTGTATTTAGGGAGCCCTGAACCACGGATAGATTTTAGGCTAAAGAGGCCGGTGAATATGGAGACCCGCTTGAATTCTACGATATTACTCTCATTAAAGGGAACCTTTTCACCGTAGACCCATTGTTGCGGTAGCATAGGTAGCAAAGGTAACATATGGGCTTACTAAGCACACATGTTAGTTTATAGTCAAATTTACTAGGTATGATTAATGATCTGGATGGCCATTATTTGAATTGGTATTACTATTCCAAAACTTACCCCTTAGCTTTGATACACTTTGTGTTGGCTTGTGACTTGGCTTTAGAGGAGAGGGTTCGCGATTTCTCCGGGATTGTAAATTACGCCGTGTCTTCCAATGAAGGGGGTGTTTAGACTTTCTTCCATGACTTAACATTTTATTCATTATATTTTTTCTTGTTGGTGTAGGCATATCTACTTGGGCTTTTCTTTTAGTGTTCTTTTTTCTAAAAAGAACTAGACATCTAGGCTCACCGTAGAGCCAACCGGTGCAGGTCTACGTCCCGCCCTGCGTCTATTCATTCCTGAGCGTGTAGAATCTGCCTGACTATACTCGTCACTGGCAACACTCTGAAGCTCGGAGACTGCCACCATTGCAGGCTGCTGCTGAGTAGGCATGGTCACATTCACAGGCATTGAGCGAACACCAATGGATTCCATCTCAGCCTTACGAACATCCTCAAAGGTTCTTAGAATATCATCGACCCCAGAAGGCCCCTTCATCTCACGTCTCTGACTAGGGTCGACCGCTACAGATGCAGAGCCAGATGACATCTGGCTTGGGTTGGCTGCAGATCTACCACTAGAGCCGAAGAATCCACCGGTGGGTCCAGGAGGGTCCATGGCCATTGCAGACGCTGGCATATTGGGAGGTGCTTGGTTTCCACCCATTCCTTGGGCTCCTTGCATTCCAGGCATACCCATAGCCATTCCCATGAAATTACCAAAGCCTGGACCAGCCTGAGCTGCCGCCGCCTGAGCCATCTGCTTAGCCAGCATGGGATTGCTCTTTAGCACATCATCCATTGTGGGCATCTTCTGCCTGAAGAATGAATTTGACACATGGCACATGAATCCACTTCCAGCGACAGCCATTGCCAGGCGCATCTCAGGAGGCATCTTACCACGGTCCTTGTATTTGTCATACAGCTCCTCGAAGATTTCATCGAAATCCTCGACATTGGTGTGAACCGATTCAGACCATCCCTCAAGCTTGATATCAAAGGGGTCAAACTTGTCATTCATCCACTCGAGTCCAGTGATTGCACCCATCAGCATCTGGCGTTGAAATCTGAGAGAGCCTTCCAGATTCCTGGCATCCACCAGCCTTGTGTATTCCTGCTTGATTTCTTCGAAGGAATTATCCATTGTGAAGCGCTTGCTTATAGGATATCCCTTGGATTCAAGACGCTGCAGCTTATTCAGATACTCAATCTTCTCCTGTCGTTCCTTCTCTAAATCGCGAGGGGGTGCTGGGGTAAGGGAAATAGAAGGTGCGGAGCTGGATTGATAGTTATTGTAGGGACTGGATTCCTTGGAGATACTGATTTGAGGCAGGGGATTACTAGAATTAGAGCCTGAGCTAGAGCCAGACCCAGAATCCATAGGCCCGCCAAACGTATTGCCGAAGGTATTTAAGTCAATTGGCTCAAGGGTGTCGAACTGAATAGGCTTCATCTCATCGGGAACGGAAAGCCGGATAGGTGCTGACCCGAAACTCTGCGTTCCCTCCGCTTTTGAACGATTCTGGTTTGCCAGAAGATTCAGGCCGAGGTCATCACTCAAGTCAGTTACTTCAACCACATTTCCAATTTCAGAGGAAATATTTATGGTGGGACCCATTCCTGATTGGCCTGGGCCCATGTCAACCGCTGCTGACTGCATTTCCTGGATACTAACACTCATCCTTCTCCGTTACTAATGTCTTTTTTAAGGACGGCTTTAGACGCAGGAAAACCTGTTCCAGGTTTTCCTGCTACTGCCGTCGCATCTGGAAGATGCGGCGGACGCGGCTTTTTTATGGCTTCGCCTATAAAAAGCCGGCAAAAACTAGAATCCAGAAAGCCAAAGAATCCAGAAAGCCAGAAAGCCAGAAAGTCAGGACTTTAAGGCTCACTGCACTCTAATATTAGATGTGCTCTAAATCATGCAATCCTGTCAAGAAGTTTTATGCGGTTATGTTAACTTCTGCTAATATGAAATCTCCAAAATTTCTACAGGTTTACAAGGTGCCTCCTAGGGAAGATCAGATAAGGCAACTTCTTTCAGACCATGTAATTGGTAAATTAGAGCCTTCCCCTCATTTATATGGCAAT